AAACTGGGTCTGTTAATTCTAATTTATAGGGTCTATCTCTAACTATTGAAATCCCAACACTTGAAACCATATGCATATAGTTTAAAGCTGAATGTATTGAATCACATATGCCCTCAATCTCTGTTATATCAGTATCTTTATCATCCCAAATATCAATCTGCAACTGGTTGTTATCTGAAAATTGATTATTAGGTAATATGTTAGGGAACTTAATTTCTGCATAAGGATAAACTTTGTTTACATTACCTTCCTGCGTTGTTGGGTAATGCCCTACATATGAGGTTACAATGGGTTCTAATAGATTTGCTATTATTGTATATACATCTAACATTGTTTAACCTCCCATGTTTGTTGTTATGTGCTGTTTTGCTGTATCTTCAAAAACTGGTATGTCTTTCATCATTGTTGGTTCTAAAAAAGGTCTTGCATCCATTTTGCTTGTTCCTTCTTCTACCCATTTTGCATAAGGCGCATCAACTGTTACGCCAATATCTACACCCATACCATCAGAATGGACTTCATAGGTTGTTGACCTTACCATATTTCCTGTGTCTCTTGGCTCTACTGGTTGAGTATCAGCAACGCCACGTTTCCCAATATCCTGACATATTGCTATGTTAGCTTTTTTTAGTTTGTCTAATACTTCGCTTAAATTAGATTTAAAGTCCATTTAATTCACCTCTAAACAAGCGAGTTCTAAATAATCCCAATTTATCAGGGTTTTAACTTCATACTTTTCTACAATACCCTGTAAGTTAGTATAATAAAGTTGTGTACCTATTTTTATATTAGTATCGTAATCTAAGAAGATCCGTTTATTACACTCTATGTTGTACCCATATTGAGCAAGTAGTAAAGCTGTGCTATAGGGCTGTATATCCACATAAATTGTTTCTACATAGCTTAAAACGCCTAAAACAACCATACCGTTAGTTTTTACGCTTGGTACTCTGTTATAAACGTCTACGCTATAATTAGCATACATGGTGTCGCCTTGTATCTACCATGATTGCGTAAGGCGCAGGCAATAAAGCTTTCACGCTATCATATAAAGCATTACCGTAAGTTCCACTACGTGAGCCTTGACCGAATTGTATTAATCCCTCATTACCTCTTTTATTCCAACATAGGGTAACATACTCTATACAAGCATCAGCGTAAGTAATAGTGGGGTCTATTGGTTCTATCGTTGTAACTATTCCTGTATACCAGTCTGTTTCATCAATCTCAGCTGTATCTAAGTTTAAATAATTAGTAATTAATGTGACTGCTTTCCTTATATACAAAGTGAGAATTGGTACACTTGCACTTGGTAGTAATATACTTAAATCATCTATAAGAGCCATTGGCTTACCTCCTTTTTAAAAAAGAAAGAGTAAGTCAACTACTTACCCTTTTTAACTTCTACTTTTTCTATAACTTCTTTGAATCCTTCTGCTATTAGTTTTGCTTTGGCAAATTCATCCTCTACAATCATAACTATATTCAATTTCTGTAGTGTAAACATAGACTATACCTCCAAAGTGTTAACCCATATTGATGGCATTTTGTTATCCATAATCCATAGTTCATGATATTTTCTATACTGTAATAACCAACTATCAGAAACCTGGTTAGTCTGTGGATCAAATATTCTCATATTATCAGTTTTACTAATTGCGATAGGTGTAGTTTGTGCTGAAATTATCCAGTTAATATGTTTAGCTGTTCCACTTGCTACAAATCCACCTTGAGTTTGACCTGCTGTAACACCATCATTCATTACGTATGAAGTCATAAGTCTTGCACTAGGGACCTCAACTATTGGACATTCATCTACTAGACTTACGTTATATGTTAAATCTAAATTAGCCTGCATAGTTCCAACCTGTAACTGCTTAACTAATTCTGTTGATTGCTCTAAGATATTATGGTTTTTAATACTCATTGTAACAACTAGTGGTACGGCTCCAATAACGTCTTGGATTGATGCGATATCTGATCTTAACTTAGTTAAAATATCTGCAACTCCCGGTGTATATCCACCTAATGATCTTCCTGCTGCTATTGCTAATGATGCAATTTTGGAATATCTGTAAGCATCAATTTCAGGAATAACCATTGTTCTCTGGAATTCTCCCATAAGATTTGAAGCATTTTCAACGAAGTTTGTCTCGTCTACATCATTTTCATCTATGCTGAACGCTCTACCTCTGTCCTGTCCTAAAGTCAATGTTTCATAAGCTAATGTACTTTGGCCACTTACAAAACCTGTAGTTCTGTTATAATTACCCATACCATCCATACTGATTTTAGGTACTTTGATTGTATTACCACCTGTGTAAATTACCTGCCCTGCATTATTTTCCATCCAACCACTTGTTGCACCTGCAACTAATTGCCTATCAAGTTCCTGCATAAATACTTGAGCATATGCAAGAGTGTTAGCTACTGCTATTGCCATTTTAATTACCTCTTTCCTTTCTTAGTACTTCTTTTATAGGAAGCCTGAAACCTATCTATTCATATTCTTTCTAATTCTTGCTCTTAAAGC